TATCCAATTGTTTACGTTATTGCCACAGAAAAAGGATCTAGTATTGCTACTGGTTTAACCGCTGTTAATCCCACAATTCCAGGTCGCCAAAACGCTCGTTGTGATATGCAACTCGCAGTTTTCAATGATACCAACGTTAGTTCCAGCGGCACATCTATCTCAGCACTAACATGCTCAGGCATGTATGTCAGCAGTGTAAGCTATACATTTCCAGTAGATGGTAATTTTACAGAAGATGTAACATTAGTTGGTAATAATAAGGTATGGGGCGGCACTCTCACAGGAGCATTTAATAATACAGACGCTCCTATCGCTGCTCAAGGCGTTGCTCGCAGACAGTTCCTTAACATGGCAAATTGCCGCTTCCCAACACAAATCCCAGGCATTAGTGCCAGCGGAACAAATGATGCGCTTGGTGGTGGTAGCGGATTTGCTGTACACTTCCAAAATATCACAGTTAGTTGTGATTTTGGTCGTGAAGCTATCCAAGAACTAGGTACATTTGCTCCTTATCATCGTTATGTAACATTCCCAGTCGAAGTAACATCAGAGTTTGAAGTTGTTGCTGTGACAGGAGATATGATCAACGCGACAGAAAGTGGATATTACGCTGGTCTTACTGGTACAACAGTAGCAGATGTTAATACTCCACAATGCAGTGGTCGCCATAATCTTCTTGATCAAACCATATTCCTTGAGACTTGCGAAGGTACAAGAATTTATCTTGGCACCAAGAGCAAACTTACCAGTGTTAACTATACAGGTGGTGATACTGGTGGTGGTAACGTTAGTGTAACATATAGTTATCAGACATTTAATGACTTCGTGGTTGCACACAGCGGTGGCAACTTCTACAGTCAACTTGCTGGTAGCACATATACCCCAGCCTAGTTTCTAGGCTGGTTCGTATTAGAAGACAACGGAATGATTGTATAGGATTATGGATCAAAGAACAGTCGGAATATATCTATCACGCATACTATCTGGATTTTACCTCTTTATATATAGTGGTAAAAAATATAAATTAATTTATCCAGATATTACTATTAAATATGAGGCAGATCTTTATGCTCAACAAGAGTGTGAGTATAACAGATTCAACGACTGGATTACTGACGATTCTATTGTTGATACATTGGTCGCTATGGGCCTATGGACATATAATGGAGATGATAATCTTAAAAATCTTGAAAAACAAATAGAAGACACAAAAGTAGACCTATACAAGAGTTTTCTTAATCCTGCTAAGCTTAAAAGTTTACGTAAAACTTTATCAAACATAAACGGTGCTTATAATAGACAGTTTGCTATTAGACATAGTTTAGATCAATGTACAGCATATGGATATAGCCAAATTATAAAAAATCAATATTTATTAATTCATAGTTTATATGATGAAAATAATAATTTAGTTTTTAAATCCCAAAATGATGTAGACTATGATCTATTGACAAGATTATCTGATTTTATAGGTAATGATTCTATAGATATTAAAACATATAGAATAATAGCAAGAAGTGATCAGTGGAGAAATTATTGGTCAGCTAATAAAGATCATCTATTTGATAAAGCTACAATTAATTGGACAGATGAACAAAAGACTTTAGTTGTATTAACAAAAATGTATGATAGCGCTTATGAGCATCCTGAATGTCCTCCTGATAATGTAATAGAAGATGATGATCTTTTTGATGGTTGGATGATTCATCAACGCAGAGAAAGCGAAAAGAATAAAAATAAAAATCGCACAGAAAAAATATTAGAGGGTAAAAAATTAGATAAAGCTGGAGAAGTATTTATAATGGCTAATTCACAAGAAGAGGCCCAGAATATTTATAACTTGAATGATAATACATCAAGACATATTATAAGGGAAAGAAATACTGTTATTCAGTCTAATTCGGATATGATTGATAATACCAAGTTACCAGATGTACAAAGAACGATTGTACAGCAAAGTAATGAAATATTTAAAAATAGGAAATAAAACATGGACTCAACTCAAAAAGCTATATTAACTAAAAGATTTCAAACAACTATGATCGGCGCCTTATTTGAATTTGAAAAAACATTTGGTTATTTATGGGGTCAAAATAAAAATGACGAAGATCTAACAGATAATGAATTAGATTTTTTGGATCGTTGGGATTTTGTAAGAAATCAGATACTCAATAATGGCAACAATCAACTGCGCAAAGCCATATCTGATCTTGATATAGCAGCCGGAAATTCTCTCAAATATAACTACCGTTTTAACAACAAGAAAGAGGACTAAATATGTTAACCAGATCATTTTCTGCAACTATTAATGATAAGGAAGTTTCACTATTTGTTAGAGCACCATCTCTACAAGATCAAAGAGAAGCTACAAAAGTTTATAATCAAAGCTTTAGTGAAGCATTAAAAGCTAAAGCTGTAGTTAGAGCCAAACTAGATGATGTACTTATGGAACAGGGCTTATGGGATGCCAATAAGCAAGCCCAGTTCACCAAACTACAAACCGATATTCTAGAAGGTGAACGTAAATTGGCCAAGGGCGGTATTTCTATTTTAGAGGCTAAAAAAGTCGCATTAAATATGAAAAAGAGCAGAGATGATTTGCGCGATTTAATAGCAGTTAAGACTAATTTAGATACCCATACTGCTGAAGGACAAGCAGATAATGCTAGATTTAACTACTTAGTTTCTGCTTGCACGGTGTATACTGATACTAAAGAGCAGTATTTTAAGAATTACGAAGATTACTTAAATAGGTCATCCGACCCAGTAGCAATATTGGCTGCTCAAAACTTGGCTGGTATGCTTTATGGTCTAGAAAACGACTATGAATCAAAATTACCAGAAAACAAGTTTTTGAAGCAGTATAAGTTCGTTGATGATAAATTAAGACTAATTAATAAAGATGGTCATTTGGTAGATGATGATGGTCGATTAGTAGATGAAAATGGCAGATATGTTAATGATAAGGGAGAGTTTATTGATAAAGATGGTAATCCTGTAGATAATCAGGGTGATTATTTATTAGATTTCCAGCCGTTTTTAGATGAAAATGGTCAACCAATCATACTGGATGCTGAGAATAGGAATGATAACACTACTAAGGAAATACCATCTAGCACTTCATCAGACAATTGATTGTTATTCCATATTATATACTAATATATCCCCAAGCGGCTCAAACTGCTCTGGGGATATTTTTTTAGAAAGTAATTAATCACTATGGCAAGAGCGTTTAATCTTACCGCAGAAATTAATTTAAGAGGACCGTCTAATATCAGAACTGTGGTCGCTGATATTCGTCGCCAGCTTGGTAGTGTTGATGTTAATATTAATCCTCGAATTAATCCAGCTAGTATTCGTAATATTACAACTATGAATACTGCATTAAGGGCGCTTAATGGCACTTTATCAATTACCAGCACAAACGCTAATGCTGTAAGCGATGCTTTGCGTAATTTGGGACAGTCTTTTAATAATGTTATTGGACGCAACACACAGCAGGGCTTGAATAATGCTGGTCAAAACATTAATAATGTTGGAAATAATGCTGGTAGAGCAGCCACACAAATGCAAGAGTTCGGTAGACAGTCTGCTTTAGCTGTACGAAGATTTGCTGCTTTTACGGTTGTGACTAGCAGCATATATGCTTTCACTGGAGCCTTGCGTCAAGGCATCTCGGATTTTATTGCTTTCGATAAAGAGTTTGTTAGATTACAACAGGTAACAGGTGAGTCCGCTAAAGGACTTCAAGGACTGTCTGATCAAATTACAAAGCTTGCAACATCTCTTGGTGTTAGCTCATCAGAATTAACAACGGTAGCTGTTACTCTTGCTCAGGCCGGTCTTAGCGCAGCAGACACTAGAAGAGCTCTTGAAGCTCTAGCAAAAAGTAGTTTAGCACCATCGTTCGACGATATGAATCAAACTGTCGAAGGTAGTATCGCGTTGATGAGACAGTTCGGTATCGGCGCAGGAGACCTAGAGTCTGCTTTAGGTAGTGTTAATGCTGTGGCTGCTCAGTTTGCTGTTGAAGCTAGTGACTTAATTGTTGCTATTCAGCGTACCGGTGGTGTGTTTGCCACAGCTAGTAAAGGCGTTAGTGAAGGTACAGACGCATTAAATGAATTCTTGGCTATCTTCACCAGTGTTCGTGCCACAACTCGTGAAAGTGCTGAAACTATTGCCACTGGTTTAAGAACTATTTTCACACGTATTCAAAGAGCAGAAACTATTCAGGCTCTAGAAAGATTCGGAGTAACATTAACTGATCTAGAGGGTAAGTTCGTTGGTCCATATGAAGCAGTAAAGAGACTAAGTGAGGGTTTAAGTAGATTAGATCCAAGAGATTTGCAGTTTAGTCAGATCGTTGAAGAACTTGGTGGATTCCGCCAGATTGGTAAGGTTATTCCTCTTATCCAACAGTTCGCCGTTGCTCAACAAGCTTTAAAAACCGCTCAAACAGGACAAGCATCATTAAGTAAAGATGCTGCCACAGCACAACTTTCTATTGCTAATCAAATAGCTAAAGTGAGAGAAGAGTTCACGGCGCTCGTTCGTAGTATTGGTGAAAGTGATAGTTTTAGAAGTTTCGTAAGTCTATCATTACAACTAGCAAGCGCACTTATCAAACTCGCAGATGCTGCTAAGATCGTACTACCAGCATTAACAGCTCTTGCAACAATCAGAGGATTATCTGCCTTAATAGAGTTTGGTACTGGTTTTGCTGGAGCATTTGGTGCTGCTGGCGGAGCGAGAGGATTAGGTCAAAGATTAGGCGGTGGAAGAAGATTTGCTAGTGGTGGTTTAGTACCGGGATCCGGTAATAGAGATACTGTATCAGCAATGCTAACCCCCGGAGAGTTTGTAATTAGAAAAAAAGCAGTTTCAGCTATTGGAGTGAATAATCTTCATAAAATGAATAGATATGCTGGAGGAGGCACAGCTAAAAAGAAGAGTGCTCAAAAACCAACTAATTTACCTGAATCCGGACCCACAGAATTCACCCATATATCACTAAGCTCTCCAGTTATTCCAAAAAAATTACAACAGTGGGCTAAATCAAATAATATTGGACAAATATCAAGACTATATACAAATATGGGATTAGATTTACCTAAAACCTGGAATAGAAATTGGGCTATTCACAAAAAAGATAATTATGGAGCATACTCAGATATAGTATCAAATTACATTAAAAAAAAGGATGTTTTTAAAACACTGAAACAATCTAATAGAATTTATAGATTCACTGGACGCTCCAAATCTCCCGAAGCAGCTATACTAGGAGATAATCACGAAGAAATTAGATCTGTATTATCAAAAAAGATTACTAAAAATAAGTTTTTCGATACAGATCCTGACGTTGACGCAATACTGCCAGGTTCGCTTAAGAAATCAATAGAACAGGTTTTAGATCAAGATGCTATTAAAGCACAAACTTTAATCAAAGGTTTTGAGCAAGTAAGCGCTTACAAAGTAGAAGGACAGCCGGATAGAAAAAAAATCACCACCTCAATGAGAAGTATGCTAAAAAATTCGGGTGGGTTCATAAAAAGATTTGCTACGGGAGGATTGGCCAAAGCTCCACTAGTTGATGATATTCTACAAGCTTCTGGAAGCATATTACCAAAACCATCGGATGCTATTCAAGCCCTCATTAATGCTGGAGGAGGAGCTGTTGATGTTGACAGAACACTAAAAAGAACACTTGGAGATAAAGCTTATTCCAGCGCAAAATCAGGAGACGCTAAAAACCAAGTATTGTCTCGCTATTTTAGAAACGATCAACAAAGACTAGAGGATATACAATCTTCACCACTAACAGCTTTTGGTAAAGAATTATTAGAGTCTATAAAGTCTAAAAAACTAGATCCCAAAACCTTAAGCATTATTAGTAAGTCTCGTAGAACACGAGGCGTTCCAGAATATTTAAGTCAACTTTTTGGCATCCCAGTTCAAAATATGGTATTTACTCAAGGCGGAGATAAGCAGCCCGCTATGGATGCTATTAGGTCTAAGGGTCCAAGAGCAAACAGGGTCTCTAGATTTGCTCTTGGCGGACTGGTACAAAGATTTGCACAAAAGGGGACTGGTTCGTACAGATCTGGTACTGTTAAGCCATTAACTCCAGAAGAACAATCCGAACTATCTGGCTTGCTTAGTCTAGAAAAAAGATGGCAAGACTCGGGACAAAAACTAAGAGCATTTACATCCGATAAACAATCTAGATTATCCCAACTTAAGTCTCGTAAAGCATTAGGTGGCGCGCAATCAGACGAAATTATTAATGGAATAAAGCTATCTAAAACATTCGGCGTTTCATTTTTAGAGGGTGGAGTACCAGATATCTCTGCTACCATAAGCGATGTATTGGCTAGAGGTAATGCTACTGGCGTAGACAAGCTTAGGGCATTTATCGGGAATAAACAAAAGGCTAGAGGAGCTAGAATAACAACAGATGGTAAAAGTAGTACTTTATCTCCAGGAGGTAAAGATATTTTTGATAGACAAATTATGAATGGATTACCAGATCTATTTGATAATGCAGTAGCCGTTTTGCCAGAGCCACTAAGACCCGGAAGAGGGCAAGTATCAACAGATCAACTAATAAGCTCCTCTGCCAAACAAGCGATAAAGGGCTATTTTTTTGAAGCCTTTATTAGAAGAGCTAGTCAAAATCTATTATCAGATAATGACACAACAGACGCAATTTTTGATTTTACTGGTGCTGGCAACAAGGAGGTATTAGGACCGCTATTTGGAGGTAGATTTGTGACGCCAAATGAATTTAAGGTATCTCCCACTCCTGAAAATATTGCTAATGCTATTTCCAAAGCCATAGCTATTAGTTCGCCATCAGCACTCCAATACTTTAATAGTGGAGGTAGTGTAGAGGACACGGTTCCAGCACTATTAACTCCCGGTGAGTTTGTTATTAATAAAAAAGCTGCTCAGAGAATAGGATCGTCAAGATTACATCAATTAAATAGAGCTGACAAAGTACAAGGATTTAATAAGGGTGGTATGGTTGATGGATTACAAACATTCGCTAATGGTGGTGGAGTTCAGAAGTTTTTTGTTGGTGGTGTGGTTGCTGGTTTAACACGACTTGGACCAGTATTAGTCAAAGCTTTTACTGCTTTAAGTAGCACAGTAACCAAACTTGGTACAAATATTACTGGCGTTACTAGGAATTTAACTACTGCTTCTAGAAATGTTCAACAAACAGGATTAATTCCATCAGGATCTGCTGGGCGTAATTTAATGAGACAAGCACGGGCTGCTAGAGCAGAAGGATTGAGTGGCCAAGCATTTAGAAATAGAATGGGTGGTCGCGGAGGCATGGGTGGGTTGGGTGGTTTTGTTGCATTAACAGCTGGTGGTGCGGCTATAGAAGGTGCTTCTTCATTGCGTGGTGGAGAATCTACTACATCCGGTAGGATGATTAGTAATATGGGTGGAGATGCTCTCAATTATGGTAGTATAGGAGCCACAATAGGTTCATTTTTTGGTCCGTGGGGTACTGCTATCGGAGGAGCGGCTGGCGCTTTAGTAGGACTAACAACTGGTTTTTTTAAGGCTCAAAAGGCAGCAGAAGAATTTGCTGAAAAAACAAGACAGGCTAAGATTGAAAAATCTAGCGAGTCAATATCTACACAATTAGATCAATTCTTAAAAAATCCAGAGGCCAATACACAAGATCTTAATGTTGGTATGGCTGAGATTTTTACAGAGTTAAAGACATTGGCAGCCCAAGAAGCAGAGAAAAATCTTTCCAAAGAATCGTTAAGAACAAAGACCGCAACAGAAATTGTGACCACTCAAAAGGCTGGATCAGAATCTGCTACACGTATTTTAGAAGCAGCAATGGGTAAAACAGGCAAAACACTTGATGAAGTGTCTGCTAGTATAGATCCTAAAACATTCAGAATATTAACACAACAAATAGCTCAAGTTAGTCCAGAATATATTGCTAAATGGCAAGAGTTAGCGAATGAAACAGATCCAGAAAGACAAAAGGCTCTTAATGCTGAATTAGATGATATTAGAATGAAATACTCTCGCGTAGCCCTAGCCGCTAAAGAAAACGAGACTATAGAAAAACGAAGGGCTGACGAAGCGGCAAAGATTGTTAAAGAAATTGATAAAACCCTGGATATTTATCGTCGAGCCAACGCCTATGCTGATAAGTATGCTGCTAGTTTAGAAAGACTAATCAAAGCCACAGATGCTAGAACTAATGATTTTAGTAATGCTCCAAAAGTTCAAGACATTGATAGAAAAAATGAAGAAGTATTAGGAAATCTATCAGCATTTTCTTTTAAAGAAGTTAGAGCTGCTGCTGGCGGCGTTGCTGGATTGGCTGGTGGTAGTCCCGAGGCCAAAGCATTAGCAGATCAAGCGGTAGCATCAAAAATTTTAGCTGATCAATTACCGGCTCTTGTGAAGAGTACAGATATTACAAATAGAAATCAGATCAAAGATAATTTAACTGGACTATTTCAAGCACAGGGTATCAATATTGAAACTCCAGAAATTGCTAAGGTTCTAAATGATGTTGGTAATAGATTAGAAAAATCTGCGAGCGATACTGATGTTGATAAATTAACTAAGGAATTAGAAGATACTGTTATTAGTGAATTATCTAAAACAGCTCAAGAAGGCTCACAACTCCTGCAAAAACTAGCCAAAACCTATAACGATACTTTACAAGAAAGTATTAATCTACAAAACCAATATAATGAAGCGATGGGTAGATCCAATGAATATATGCGTAAAGCTGGAGTAATTAGATTAAATGCTGAATTAGATCTGGCTAAGGCTTTAGGAAATAGTCCCACACTACAACAACTTAACGAGCCTTTTGAGTTTGAAATTAAAGATCTTACTAGAGGACTGCGTGATGTTGGTGGATTAACAGCAAATCAAGCTATGGATCCTGCTGCTATTGGATTAGCCATGATGAGAACTAGTAAAGAAAATGCTAGATTAGAAGCTGAAAATGCGGCTAATCTTGAAAAAGCTAGTGGGTTGGGCGCTGATGAGGCAGGCAATAGACAACGAGCAGAATTAGCCGCTGCTAATCTCAACAATGTGGCAGCGTTAGGTAAAAATAAGCTAGCATTAGACGAAGGCCGTCAAGCATTAGAAAAATTAGCTAATGATGGAACAAAAGCAGCAAATGCATTAGCTAAAATTCAAGAAGAACAACAAAAGGTTGAAGGTTTTGGTAATTTCTTACAAAAGATTGCTACGGCAGACTTTGATCAGCTTTTTCAAATGAATCGTGAGAGTTCCGCTCTGGCTGCTGCTAGAGAGAGTGGACCAGAATTCATGAGAAATGTTGAAAATAGACAATTAGCCTTTGCTGGTTTGGAAGCTCAACGAGAACTATACAGTCCACAAGAATTTGCAAATATACGCGCTGATCTTTTAACTAAGTTTTATGAATCTCAAGGATTCCAGGGACAAGATTTTGTACCAAAACTTGGTATGACATTAGAAAAAGCAATGGAAAGAATTCGTGGCAGAGTATCAGAAGAAGATCCTAATGTTATAGCTTATAGAGAAGCGGTTAATGAACAAATTAAAGCTAATGAAATTCTAGGATTACTCAATAAACAACAAGCTTTAATTATTCAAGAATCAATGATAGATTTACAAGTATTTTTAGCTAAAGATTTTCCAAATATTTTAACTCAAGCATTAAGAGACGCCGTTACTGATGCTAATGCTGCTAATCCTAAGAATTTACCCGTAGCAGTTCCTGCTCCCGGTGTTGCTGCGCCGCCAGCCGTCGCTGCTCCTGCTGCCGCTGCTGCTGCTGGTGCGGCTCCTAAACCCGTTGCTGGCGCCGGTCCCGCACCACTAAATGTTAGGGAACAACAAGCCTTACGAGACTTTGCAGCAAAAGAAGAACAGAGGCTAGCAGAATTAGAGGCAAAAGACAAAGCTGGTACATTACAAGATAATGAGCAGGGAGAACTTAAAGATTTACGTCGAGGACGAGCTTTTGCTGAAGCATTTAATAATACTTTACCAGCACCACCGGCACCAGGAACTGGCGGAGTATTAGATAGATTAAATGCTGAAAGAGCACAATTAGAAGCACAAAGGCTCTCTATACAAAAACAAACCGAAGAGAAAATGATAAACACGCAAGAAGCCCAAAAGCCAAATAGAGCCA